CGCATAGAGTTCACGAGCGAGAGCTCCTGTTCCGTTTTATTTGGTTCTTTTTAAAGAACTAAGTTTCACTAATCTGTGTGTTTGTCTTGACCATGCTCTGAATAGTCTTGCCTGGTAAGGTAATCTACTTGATCTTTTCAACAAGGTTTCTTCTAATCTAAGAGCTGTAATTTCTTTAACAGCTTTTAAATTATTTAATTGAAGATAAACTTGAAGACATTGATCGAAGGTTTTCACCCTACTCAAGGTAAATGCTGTTTTTGCATCCCAAAGCGCTTTTAGTATATCAGGAACTTCTGATTTAACGACACTATCGTGAATTTTCACCATAGTAACCCTTAAATTCTGAAGCCCAATGTTATCACCTTTGTAAAAAGGTTTAGCATTATCGATATAACTATTAACTATTCCCAGGTTTTCATATTTAGTAACCCAATCATAAATAGTATTGGCTATACCTCTTCTTTCAGATTCTAACCTTACTGCAGTATCGAATTTAGGTAAACTAGATTCGTTACCGAATACGGCAAAATCGTCAAAATCGGTATCAGGTTTTGCACTAGGAGGAACCCTATTAGGGTCCACTCTAGGTGTAAGAACCTGTAAAGGGTCTGGCATTTGAGTATTAACTCTTTTCCAAGGCCCTTCAAGTTTACTATTTATTTGTTTTAAGATTGGAAGTAGAACTGTAGTTTTAAATAAATCTACTATTTCGAACGTATTAAAGTTAACAGGTGATTTAAATCTTAAGTTTAAAACTTCAGATGTAAAATCAACTTTAGCAATATTAGTTAGATATAGTAATTTAAGTGACTGATTCATTTTCATGAAATTAGTCATACAGGTTCTATAACCATATCCTAAAATTTTGGCTTGTAAATTGAAAGCCAGGTTGTACTTGTTCGCAAACGCAACCCAATTTGAGATATTACCTGGTTGCAAGGCTTCGGAAAATTCTCTAAATGAAATAGGACTAACATCGACTCCGTCGATGAAAGTTCTTTTCGCGAATTCAAGTCCTGATCCGTTTTCGGATAAGATTGACTTCGATAGATTAATTCCTACACCTAAAGCTTCCATGATTCTTAAATAAGAATCAGCAACATCTTTGTTAGCTATCACTAAGTCATCACCTAATAAAGCATAAGCTCTATAAAGTTGAGACATAGGATAACCCACAGACCAAGCTGATACTTGTACAATGAAATGATGAGTTAATGCCAACATAGCCCACGATGAGTAGGCTCCCATTGGTTGTCCAGCTGCATACTTTACTTTTCCAATCATAGCAGTACCGTTAGGTACTTTATGAGTCGGATCTGCTTTATATGCATAAAATCTATTAACTAGTAGTCTCATCCAAAGATCCCCAAATAGGGGAATTTGTTTGATCCAACTAGTCAATAATTTTGACTGAATAATCGCCGGAAGTCTATCTGTCGCAGCTGTCAAGTCTAAACTATAGTAATGTTTACACTTAAGTGCGATCAACCTTTTTATAGGTTGTTCTTGATCGAATGTTCCATCCATAGGTATTCCTCTTAAAACTAAGAAGATTAATTTATGTAAGGGATATAAGATCCACTGTGTAAAAGCATCTACCATAGCAAAAACTCTAAGTTTACCTGCAGCTTCTTCTTTAAACGATAATTTTCCAAGAAATGATGGGATTAAGTTAATACATTCCAACATTGTATTCCACATTTGTGGGAAATAATGACCACATAGGGTCCATATAATTTTAGAGATTTCTCTATTATTATGGATTGCCGATGCGGAAATCATTAATACAAAAGGATGTGTAGACCATAGTCTTTCATCATTATTGTTAGTTACCGAATTAGGAGAAGATTGTAGGATTGTAAAGAATTTAGCATACTTTTTTAAATAAAATAAAGGGTTACCTAAAGCTTTTCTATTTCTAATAAAAAGGCTAAGGAACACTTCATAATATTTTTCAGGAATGATAGAATCTAGATCAAAGTTAGGCAATGGTGTAGTTATACTAACAAGTTTAACTACATATTTACTAACCTTAATCACTCTGTATAAATAAAAGATTGTTAAATAGAATTTTATCAGGAAATATTTTCCTGGTTTATTATTTCTAATAATCAATCTATGTTTTGCAGGGATAATTCTAGGCAAACCTGAATTAGTTCTACTAACTCTTGCACCAACTTTTCTTCCATCTGATACTAAGTATCCAGAGGCAGCCTGTTGCAATGCAATCTGGCAGGATTTTAAAAAGATTATTAATCCATTATTACCCTGTTTTTTTGACAGTGCTTTTAATGATTTACTTAATTTTCTTATAGAACTAATAAAGGAAACAGAAACTCTACCTCCAACAATCATTTTGATTCTTTTAAGAATCCTAATGAATGTTGCCTGATTATTTCTAATCAGGATGTCACCCATATGGTTATAATTAAACACTATTCTATTGAAATAAAATTTTATTTTGTTCATAAGTTTAGTATTTGATCGCGCATCTATCGTTTGGTCAATAGAGCCATCTTACTCGGTCCATTTTCCATGGTCCCGAGGAGTAGTTTCTATACCACAGATAATTCACTTTCAGTAATTTTAACTGAATATCTTATTCTTTCAAGATAAGATTTTTAATTCTTAATTAAAACGATGAATTATCATAGCATAACCTATCATTAATTATTTGCATATGAGTCTCGGTTTCCACCTCAGTTTTTTAAACTGAGTTCGGGCAATATTATAACATATCACCCTATGGGCCGCAGACACGTTGTGAAACGGAGATAAGTTCTCTGAAGTTTATTATTTCAATAAATCATTTGAACTAGGTGGGGACAAAACCTACCAATAAAACAAATTATTGGGGTCTTTCCCTCTTTCCTAGTTCTCCCAGATTTACGAAGATAATTCTTCACATGAAGCAGATATGTTAATATCAGTTCAAGTCACGGGTAGGGTTCACCAACCACTTTTTCAAGTAATTGATTAGGTCTTTTAGACCTTTATGGGCATAAAGCCC